CCTAATGTTCTTTGCATTAACTCCATACGCGCCATAGTTTCTGTGGCTGTCATTGCTGGCGAGTCTTTAAGTTGTAGCTGGTCCATATAAAAAGCTTTTTGGATAGCCTGTACTAAGTCACTCTTTTGTAATTGACTAACATCAAATCGCGCTGCTGAATTCATTGGCATTAATTTAGACGGGTCACGAACTACATTTAACCCTGCGGGCCTCATGTCTAAATCTGACATAATGTTATTCATAGTAGTCACCCAAGGCGGATCAATAACCTTTTCAGCACTGCGTAAGATTAGTTCAACCAATTCATTTAGCGTTAATACATCATTAAGCGCATTCATTGCCGGGCTATTACCCCATCTAGACTCGCTGGTTTTTCTCCATCTTGGCGCATAAGCTGGCATTTCATAATACCCACCCTCTTCGCCTAACTCGCAACAACACTCTTTTAACAAATAGCGGTAAGCATAAGGACGCTTATCAGGTGCGACTATTCCGTCCACCTCATCAATGCCTTTGCGTTTCCATATACAATAAACAACCTCAAGACGGTCAGTCTTGCCGCTAGCTTGTAATGCGTTAATCTTTTCTGGTACTTTATCTTCGCCAAACTTGCTAATAATTTGTGAAGGTGTCCACATTAATCTGCGGTAAAATGTAGCAATGCCGCCTTTGTGATCTTCCTCAAAGTAAGCTTCTTTAATCGGTACTGCTGAAAATGTCAGCTCTATGTTTTCACCTGTTAGCTCATCACCTGTGAACTCTTCTAATACAACTGAAGTACCGTAACTAACTAAGTCTGTGTAACACTCGCCTACCTCTAAGTTGAAGTTTGATTCTTGCAAGGCGTTGTATATTCTGTCTGCGGTATCGTCTAACCACTCTTTTGCTTCCTGTGTTCGGTTTAATTGGTTAACTCTAAATTGTAAATCAAACCATCTAAAAGCAGGTGAAGTAATAGAGCCATGAATACTAGCTGATAATGTTTGGCAAGCGTTAACGGCTGTACTGTCAAATATCTCACGTTTACGCCAATCTTGTTGATGCTCGCTTGTCTGGTCTTCAAAGAACTGACCACGATAAGGCGTGATATATTTTTCTATTGTTTGCCAGGTGCTATCAATAGTCTTTCGTTCAGCAGTCAAATGCTCAATTCTTTTAATTATCTGCTCGTTTTTCATTAGCCATACGCCCTTTTAACTTTAATGTTGTTAACCATGTCGTTACCACGATTAATATTGAATGTCGGCGGTTCGTAGCACATAGCCATCATGCCAAAAGAATCAGCACCATGGCTAGACCAATCATGCTCTGGACCTAAACCTATATCTCTGCCGTTGTCTCTCTTTTCGTGATACCAGCCTATAGCCTCAATCCCGCCTATACATTTTTTATCAAAATACATAAGGTGGAAAACTTTCCTCCCTGCTTCAACTCTCATCATGGCTGCGCCTTTCCCTTGGTTTGGTATAACTTCGGCAAAATAACCTAGATTTTCAAATGCGGACCTGTAAGTTACATCGAAAACCTTCTCGCCATTATCGCCATCATGGGGCAAGTATATGTCGGCAACGTCTGGTGTATAGTTATTTTCTATCAGCCAGTTGTTATGTGCTGATATTGGCTGCCCTTGTGATTCATAATAATTAAGTAACCTTATTTCGTGACCGACAAATTGAGCAGCCCACATAGTAAAAGCGTCTGACTTTGCACCAGTGCCACCTATATCACAATAAATCCTTACCCTGTAAAGTGGGTCTGTATTTATATTCTGGTCAACTCTGCCCTCTCTTCTTGCTTTAATTAGGTTTTTAGAAAAGTAAGCTCCGTCCTGCGCGGTTATGTATCCGCCTTCCCATACGTGATCGTATGAATCTGGAAAGTTTTTCTTATCATCTAGCCTTTCTTCATTCAGTACATCTGGAAACTCAGGGTTACTATCCCAATTAGCCTTAACAACTATCGCCGAACTAGGCAGCCCGGCACCCCTTAATAAAACATCTACCGCATCAACCTTCCTTGATGGATTCCAACTAAACCATAGCTCACTCCCTGGCTTCCGTATCGTGGGCCTTAATAGTTGCAGAGAACGAGTAGAAGCAGTTTGCGCCTCTTCAAACCATGCTCGGTCGAAACCTTCCAAAGATTTGATTGACTCATTGTTATGATCTGACATACCCATGAAAATGATGACTCCATCCCCCGGTGTTTCTATTCTATCCCTTAGTATCCTAAAGCCCTGCTTATGTAAACCATACTG